ACTACGACCCATCTTGTATGGACTAGGTTGGAAATCAACGGCAGTTCCACCGGTTGCTGGAGTCTGCCGAGCTTGCCAGATGTCCACCGCTAACATCATGGCCGCCTCACGAACTGCTGGAGTGCTTGCATATGAAGTCTGTTTTGTGTCTACACCAGATGCTTTGCCGTACGGAACGATAAGGTGGTAAGGGTCATCAGCAGCTGTAACAGAATACTGAATAAGACTGTAACCCCTAGGAAAATTGTAATTATTCCAAGGAAAAAAAGTGAAATAAGGAAAAGTAGTAGACCCGACAGACCAAGGATAGGTAGAAGTAATAGTTTTAGTACCATTGTAAGTAGCCCCTGAATTAGTAATAGTAACTGTTTGACCTGCTGCATATGATCCGGCAGAAGCAAGAATTAAAGTAGCCACATTTGAGTTCAAGGCAGCCGCAACAACTGGAATTGAATCAAACCAAAGATAAGAATTTAATAAATCCTCAGCTGTTTGACATACCTCTTCAACCACGGAGTCTGAGTACAAAGACCCGATTCCTAGGTTGGTACGAAGTTCCGCTTTTGTTACATAAGTGGCTGCCATGATTGCCTTCTTTCAGGCTATCCCGGATGAAGGGCTACTCACCCGGGATAGATCTAATTAATTACGCTGATTTTTTGAAAGTACGGATACCAGCAGCTTGCTTGGTTACATATGAACCATAGCCGTAGATTGCTAGTTGTACTTGCATGTTTGAAACGATGTTTACAGAGAAGTATGAAGTTGGTGATGAGTACCAAGTTGCAGCTTCTGGAGCAACGATGAATGCACAGTTATCAGCTACTGTTGATACAGCGTTGTTGTCAACATAAAGATCTAATCCAAGTACATTTCCACGGATTGATGATGGAGCAACATCTCCACCAGCGTTCCAAGGATTTGTAGCGTTGTAGATTGGACGACCAGTTGAATCGGTTGCGCCGATCAATGTTCCCCATAGACCTGTACCTGCGATAAGGTTCTTAGCGAAGTAAGAAGTTCCTGAGTAAACCTTAGGAGTTTCTGTACCAACATAAGAGATGATACCTGCTGAAGTTCCAGCTTGTGCTGTTGCAGCAGTTCCATCTGCCAATAGGCCAGCAATTACAGCTGCATCAATTGCCTTCAAATAGGATCGCTGCATTTGGATCGTCAATTCATCATAAAAAATCGGATCGGATCTCTCAAGCAACTCGAGTGTTACAGTATTTTGTCCGGCATATTTCGACACAGTACCTGTGATGTAATCAGTAACCATACCTGTGTTTGATGGTGTACCTGATTCAGCTGTTGCAGCTACTGTAGGTGCAGTTCCGCCACCATTTGTATCCAAAGATGGAATTGAGAATGACATACCAGAAGTTGGAAGAGTTCCACGGCTGATAGCATCGATTGCTGGAGTACCGAAGTTTGTGTTTGACACGAACTCGCGTAGGTATTGCATTGGGTTAAACGCAGGGTTAGTTGTACCGATTGAGTCAACTGCTGCTGTGATGTATGCAGGATCTTCTGATGCTGCCACCCATAATTTTGATGTCTCATCACCTAGAGCAGCTTTGATTTTGTGCTCTGTGTAACGACCCATTGATGTAATGCCATGGCGCACTGTTTGTGAACTGTATGGCTGTGATGCTGCTTTAATGGTTGGGCGTGCAGCTTCTGGAGCTGCAGCAGCTTCAACCTCTGGTATTGCGGCTACGGGAGTTTTATCTTCCACGATTGCCTCGCTTTCGGTTTGGTTTTCGATTTGGGTTGCTTCTGCAGTCTCGCTTTCGCTTGCTGCTACCTTGGTAACGATTGCATCCTGAAAAGCAGGACTCTCGACTAAGGAAACTTCTTTTAATACGGCAGCTGAAACATAAAGTGTGCCGTCTCTGCCTGGCTTTGATGCTGTAACTTCAACACCAACAGATAAACCAGAAATTAAATCCTCTGATGCCATTACTAAATAATCTTGGCCTTTTTGGCTAGCACTTACTTTGAATTGACCACGAATTTCAGTAGGAGTTTCTTGAAAAGACATTGCTCGACCGATTGGATCTGTTGCGGAATGTTGTGCAAGTAATTTAATTTTTTTAGGATCTTCAATGCTGATTGATCCGGGTTCAAATACCACTGCGCCGGCACTTGTCATGCCAACTTTATTAAATGGCACTACAACGCCTGAAATAATTCTGCGACCAGCATCGCTGGCCTCAATTGGACTACTGAAGGTTAATATCAATTCCTGCTTCTCCATTCGGTGCTAGATCTTCCATTCCTCTAGCTTGATCAACTGTAATCAAGCCAAGATTTAACATTTTTTCTATTACATTTAATCTTTCTGTAGCATCTGCTCTCAAGAATGATTCATCCAAGGAGAATCTAACAACTTGACCTCTTGGAGTTAGATCATCCATAGATAGACGATCTTCAATAGCTGTGATAAATGGTTGTAATGAATATGCAACAAATTCTTTACGGCCATCAATAATGTTTTGATATGTCATGCTGTTATTCATGTCTGCTGAGATGTAATAAGCAGGTACATTGCAAGCACGTGCAATTTGCGTTGCAAGGTACTGAGATGCCTCGTTATACATCATGTCTTTAGGTGAAAATGATGCTGGTTGGTATTCCAAAGATGAAGTTAGGTACGCAGTTGATCGATTTTGACGGGCTTGTTTCCAAGTAGCCAATAAACCTTGAACTTGAGCATCTGGAAGATCGGCTCCGGTATTGCGGATATAGCCAGATGGCATTGGAGTCTGAGATGCGACTGCGGCAGCTGCTTCAATATCGATTGCTGATTTAATTGTGCGAGCAGCTCTTAAAAGTAGGCCTTGATCCATCGCTTGGAATGTAACTAATGAGCCAACACCATCCATTGGTACACGAACAGAGTCAACCATGTAATACTCAACCTCAGTATTGTTTTTATTTAATTTTTGTGATACTCGATCGTTTTGTACCCATTCAAATCTTGCTGGGCGATTATCATCAGCATAAATCTCAGTTACACGCCAATAAGCTGCGCCATACATAAATAGTGAATCAACAGTCCAGGCGATTGTTACAGATCTTGGTTGTCTTTTATCTGGTTGATTTACCCAAACAGGACTTGGTAATTCTGCACCGGTTGTTGTTGAATAAACTTCGAGTGGTACAGATGAAATTACGCCTTTAACTAAATTTAAGCATCTTGTAACAGCCGGTACTGACACAGCTGCTTGGCGATCAATCGCATTAACATAATTGTTATATCCGCCAAAATTATTATTGCCAAACCAAGTGCCATAAGGCACGTCCATAATAGCGGGGGCATATTGTGCCTTTACGGACTTTTTATTTGATGTCAATCCTAGATTGGCCAATATACCCATAGTTATAAATAATACCACATATTGAGATAATAATCTTAAATAATGATATTAGCGACACGCTGAGGTTTTGCAAGTTCATGAACAACCATGGCTAGCGAAATAGCCGCAGTTACATCTCCCGCAGATTTCCTACGGATAATTCGCCAGCCTGCGTCGTTGGTCTTAGCTGCACAGTTGTTCAAATGTGCAACTAATTCTTCTTGCCCTGAGTGAACAAGCCTTAAATTAGCCAGTGCATCCCCTAGGTCACTGCAAGCTTGATAAAAGGCTTGTCCGGAGCAATCTTCTACCTTATGACCAGATTGTTCAAGTCGTTGAGCAATAGAAGCTGTGGCATATTTGTCATACAGAATTTTCATCGGCCGATATTTCATTGCCCACTCATTTATATCGCTGGCCATTTTAATTTCATCAATAGCAACTTCAGATGTCCACAGTTGCATTAAACCTGCGCCAATTTTTCCGTCTGGGAGCACTTGGGCTGCAACAAGTGCCCCAGATCGTTTGGTCGGAGCCACATCAAATGCAAACACAGTTTGCGTACCTACCGGAAGGAGTAGGTCTGATTGGCTTGTAGCTTCAATCGATCCGTAGACCCACGGCGATTGCAAACTGTCAATCCATTGGCAAAGCATTTCTGTCCGGGTTGATTCGATGCTATTTGTAGCAACTGCCTCTGACAATGTTTCTTTGGTAATTGTGTGGCCAAGTGCCGGATTCGCCATAGCCCAAGCTTTTTCATCTCGGATGTCGCAATGTTGGGGTGCTGAGTATTCATACCAGCCAAGTGATTTTGTTGGATAAGATAAAGAGTTTTCTCGCATTGTATTTAATACTGTTGAGAAGTAATCGCCAGCATTACTGCAAGCAAATATCTGCCCAGAAGTCGCTCTTGTAACTGGCACAGCTGCTTGCCATGCTTCTTCGGATATTTCACGTAATTCATCAACAAATAAGAATTGGGCAGTTTTACCACGGGTACCATCTCGAGTCGCTGCAAGAATTTCATACCGGCATCCGGCTTTTGTTGTTATTGATTCTTGACCATTGGCGTATCGGATAGATCTAACCTGCTCTTTCAAGAATGGGTGGTCTTCAATTATGTAAGCCACATCCCGAAATGTTTGTAATGCCATATTTCGATTGGAAGAGATTCCAATTACCGATTTTGAGTTCCAGATAAAGAGATGGGTCAGAATTAACATGCGGGCTAGATGAGTCTTTCCGTTTTGGCGTGCTACCAGCAATACAGCTGTGCGCCTTTCCCATTCATCCTTTTTATTGACCTTGCAAATATCATCAAGCACCCACTTCTGCCAAGGCATCAACGGCATACCAATTTTCTCTGCTAAATCGATTACATCTTGCGATTTTGATGCGCTTTTAAGTAACGGACTGTAAATGCGGGGTTTTAATGACCCTATAAGCCCCTTTTGCTTTGCCCCTCGAGGCTTTGGGTTAGGTTTGGTATCAACCACGCTTAAAACGGCCTTCTACGGCTTCTCAAAGGGTGAATTTGGTATGTGGCTGGCCGTTTCAGGGAGAGAAAGGTCAGGAAAGACAGGGGGGGTAGAAGATCGTGCGGGAAAAAACGCCTTCACGCTCGCACCTTTAGCAAGGTTACATCTCCTACATAACGTCTGCAGATTATCCATATTATACACGTCTTCTTCACTACTCATAGACCTAGGTATTATGTGGTCTGCGTGTAGATCATCTATTGCACCACATATAACGCAGCTACCATCTCTATCTATCACACGTTGACGCGTACGCTTCCAACGTGCAGTACCTAGTTCACTATGTCTATTACTCAATGCCAGCCCTTTATCTTCATATGTGATAGTGCATTACAAGGCGTACTATACCTGTGCTTCACATACTTAAGCCCGTATCTGACTTGGTCTATACCACTCATATTCTTAATAATGGGATTCTTTAATTGTGGTATTCCATAAGCACCACTCTTGTTATATGCAGTAGTTCTCCAATTACTTTCCCTGGTATATAGCTCTTCTAAGCATTTATATTCTGATAATGATAACTGGCTCTTGGCATACTCTTTTGGACTCATCTGTCTTAGAGCTTTGGTCGGTGCGTATGCGTAAGCAGAGCTAGACAATAGGAGCCCCAAGACACTTACCACCGCGCAAGCTAACCGCGTAGCGGCTTGCGCTGAGCGTCTGAAACGCTCTAGCAAGCTAAGTGTACCAAGGTAGTCAAGTTCATTTGCATTTGTGCTGGTCAGACGGCGTGTCGTTTTATTATGGACGCGAATAGTAACCACCGCCTTTTAGCGAGATACCGAAGGTTGTATAGATTCGTGGGGCATAACCCTCACATTCGCACCGTATAGATTCCGGTACTTTGTTATGTATGCTGGTCTGTATTTGGGTTATTTCGTTG